GCTGATTGCGCCCTTCTGCTGCTCATAGCAACGGAAGGCACCAGTAGCAGCTGCACCAACAATCGTTGATTTTGCTGCAAAGTTGGTGTCAACCACGAGACGAAGTCCGAAGACAATCGCTTCACGTGAACCTGCGTTCATTGTGCCAAATGCGTTCATTGGGCCGACTTGTGGAAATAACGGCCTGCCTGACGTGTCATCCAAAGATCCAAGCTGCGCGAATACGTCACCAGACACGAACATGTGATCTGGAAGGTAGTTGCCATTTGAAAGGATGGTGTTTGCACAAGCATAAACCTTTGCTACCCAGTCTGCAGGGTCTGTCGGGGCGACGTTGCCTGTGGTCTGTGATGTGCCTGCAAGAAGCGCATCGGCTGCTGCATTGTCTGTGGCAAGGGCGTATTTTTTGCCCATGTCCTCAAGAAGACCTTGGAGAACTTCTGGCGAAGTCCAGTCAATTGAGGCTTCGGAAACTTCAACGTATCCGCCGTAGATGTCCTTTGTAATTTGGATGTCATCAACAATAAATTGTCCAGCGGTGATGGTGGTGTTTTGTGTTTGTGGGCCACCGATTGAAGTGTGTGTCGTGATTTTTGGAACGATGAATACCTTTCCACCTTGTGGCATCTGACGAGCGCCGATTGCATCCACGACTGGGCGAAGGCCTTGGATTCCAGAATAGATCGGAGCCAAAATTGGCAATGGCAAGATGCCATCAAGATCAGCGGTAGTCACATCTGGAGCTGCAGCGCGTACTCGAGCGTTGAACTCGGCAGCGATAGCGCCACCTTGCATCTGTGCGGAGATCCATTCGCCAGCGGAAGGTAAAACATATTCGCGTTTTGCTGTTGCAAAAATTGGGGTTAATGTAGTTGCCTCGACAACTTCGGGTGATTCACTCATTGTAATTTCCTCTTCTTCTGTAGGTGGTGTTGCTGGGGTGGGTTCTTCTTCATCGGGTGTTTCCACCCATACGCCTTCTTGTGTTCGCTGAAGGCCAGCGGCTACGTCATAAACTTTTGCGTCACTAAACGCGCCGGCTGTGACAAGACTTAGTTCAACAAAATCGGCTTCTGAAACAATCATCACGCCGTTTTTGTCATACTTGAATTTGGTGGGGTTTGCGCCAACGCTCACGGAATCAATAGCGCCCATTTTGAGAAGTTCCATTGCGTCGTTGCCGCGTGTTGTCTCAGCAAGTTTCGCTGTAAACATCATCCCTTCATCGGTTGATACGCGCTCAGAAACAATGCCGACTGGCAGGCCAGAATGTTCTTCCAAAAGTTTTGGGTTCGGGCCGTCTTCTGGTAGTGAACCTGGAAGGAACCTGACAACCATGCCGCCCAAAACTGTTGCGTCAACATTCCAGGGTACGGCCAAACCAGTTATTGAACGCTTAGGTGCAGCGCTGTTTTCATCGGCTGCTGCATCAATGGTCACTTGCTGAGCAATGAATTGAATCACGATAAAACCTCTTCTTCTTCTTCTGGCGCATAAGGCGCATTGCGAGCAAGTGGCTCCACTTCAATGTCGGGCATAATTTCTGAGTCCGACAAATACGATTCAAGATCAAATTTTACGTGGCGGCCTCTGGCAAGAATTGTGTTCATTGAAAGTGTTTCTTGTATGCAATCCATGAAAGGTTTGGCGCCGAACAGGTAGAGGTCTTGACGCGCCTGCTGGGCGTTGTTGTATGTCATGCCGGTTGTGCCGATGCCGACCATGTATGGCGGAATGTTGGCAACGCGGGCAAGTTCCAATGCGCTGTATTCGCGGGCCTCGACAAGCTGCAGTTTTGATGGGTCACTTTGGAATTCGTGCCATTCAACAAATTCGTTGAGGGCGCCGATTGAGTTTTGACGTCGAGCGTTAGCCCAGGCGCCAGCAAGTTCGCCTAAGTCTTCCGAGCTCATAGGCTCGCCGCCGCGCTGCTGAAGATATCCGGCGCTAATTTCGTTGTTTGCAAATCGTTCAGCAGATTGGTCTAGACGGATGGCAATTGATAAAGCGCGAGCGCCCTGATACAGCAAGCCTGGGATCGGTGAAAGAAACTGGACGACGTTTGTGGAATCCAATTCAATTCCGTTGAACATAATTTGATCTGAAGGGCCGAACCATTGCGGGCCGCCCTGATCCATTGTCGAAATGTTTGCTGCTGGAAGCCAAGTGAAAGTTGCGGGGAAACCCGTCGAATAGCGTGAGGTGGTCGCCCAAAAAGCGCGGCCGTGGTAAAAAAGATCACGGAACGTGTTTGCCATGATGAAGTTGCGCGTGACGCGCGGGTCAGGTTGCGACATCCACGATTCACCAGGCAAATATATTTGTTCGTATTCTTCGCCCGTCCATTGCATTGTGTACTGCTGCAAATCAAGGCACCCGATCATTGATGCCATCAGGTCTGCCGCGCGATTTACTGTAGGGATTGATTGTGCGCGTTCCTCAGCGCCCCCGACCGAGTACGTGAGGAACGAACCTATTTGAGATGAGCCGGCAGCTGCTTGAACGTCGGTGACGTAAACAGCGGGCGCTGTGATTTTCTTATTGAAAATTCCCATTTGGTTAGATCATTGCATTTGCAACAATTATTCACAATGGCAGATTTGAGATATACGAATTGACTACCCACCCGTAGCCATTGCCGGCTTGTTCTTCCATTTTGGTCGAGAGGCGAGAGCTGCAGCGAATACGGCACAGCGCGCCAGGGTGATTGGCCCAGGTGATTTCTGTGAGGACAAAACGAAACCCTGCTGGGTACGGACGCCGACCGCGCGGTTCATATGTTCAGACAACATTTGTTCACCGGTGTGAACTAGGCGGCCTTCATTCATCATCGAGCGCACGACAGCTGTGTAGGTCAAAAGTTCTTTGTAACCGACCGTCACTTTTTTGCGATATTCCATCGGTGCCAGATCGTGCAGCGCGGGCGTCAATGCCAGGGTTTCAATCGTCGGGTAGCAGGTCGCTATTTCTTCCCATGCCTCTGCCAACGTATCCACTACAAACTGAATGGTCACGCCGACCTTACCATCGGGCTGTAACACGGCCCTCAGGCCGCAGTACTGCTGCTCGTCTATGCTCGAATCTACGCATAACACACCGCCCTCAGGGATTGTGTCAACGCGCAACTTTTCAAACATGCCTGGCTGGATCCAAGACTGGCTGCTGGAAATCCACAAGTTGAGAGAGGCGCGCAAGAATGACGCGCGGTCAGGTGTCTGGGATTCGTCCTGCAGGGTTTCGAATTCAAGAGTGTGACCGAGCGCGGGGTTGGCAAGATGCCATTGCGACGGATCATTTTCGCCGCCTGGCCCTGGCGACCATTCGGCAAAATACAGTCGCCCAGGTGTGTTGGTGTCAATCGAGCGCAAACCCTGTTCCCGTAATTTCAACATGGCTTTTGAATCTTCTGTGCCGGCTGTTGACCAGCACGAAAGCAGCGGTGATTTTTGTGCGCGCTGGGATGGGATTAATCCAGAGAAGATGACGTCGGTGCTGATGTCCCAAATTTCGTCACAGACAATCAGGGTGGGTGAGTAGCCGTGGCCTGCAGCTGGAGTGGCGGCGCGCACCAGCCATTTTGTGCCGTCGGGCATTGTCAGTTCATTGCGGCCATAAGACCATTTGGCTTCAGCACCAAATTTGGATTCAAGGATCGGGGCAAGATCCTGAAACAGAGCAACACCCAAATCAAGTTTGTGGGCGACGGAAATCACGGTTTGTGGTTTGCCGCGCCGTGTCGCCTCGACCGTCAGAAACCAGCCGATCAGCGCCTTCAAGGCGACGGTCTTGCCGTTCTGCCGGCTGACGGTGACCAAAGATTGCCGGTGCAGCAAGTTGAAATCGTCATCGTGTGCAAGTTGTCCTGTGAGCGCATAAATCTGCCAGGGCATCAGATCAATGCCAAGAAACACGCTTGACCAGTCGGCAACATCAGGCCCAAAAGAGCCTGAAGGTCGAGTAGGTGTCTCCAGTCTGGGCAGGATCAGACCGATTCCAGCAGCATCATTTTGAGCCTGGGCGAATCCTTGACGATCAGGGCCAATCTTTCCTTTTGGGGATATATAGGCGGATGGGGTCGGGTC